TACATAGTTGGACTTCTTCAATCTTTATCTTTTAATTGTTTTGGACATGTATTATAAAATCAGGTTTTTTTTTAGTAATGTATCAATATGATTTTAAAAACTACATGTAGAAAACATAAGATTATATGATAACGAATAAAGGTTCAAATCCTTTCGTGTCCACCAATTTTTTCATATATTAATATATGCACTCCACTAAGGTTTAAACCCTAGTGGCTGCACTAATACTTACTAATTTTAATATTAAACAAAAAAAAATAAAAGGGGAGAGATTCTATTATGACAACAAGTTATAAAAATACATCAATTTTACTAAATATTGTAGGTTACATTATCGCAGTAGGAGGGACCATCACAGTAACACAATGGACAAGCATACTACCCTCTGGTTACGATTGGATAGCCTCTATACTCGTTACAATCTTCGGATACGCACTCACACAATTAAGTGAAAACAAACGTGTAAGTACTGCTGAAGAACTAGTAACAGAAGATGCAAACGATGAATCAAGTACTGAAGGAATTTAAAAATTGGACACATCATGTAATTCACCTCGATGACATAACCCCTGAAATAAAACATAAATGGAAACTAGAACATAAAACCCTTAAACATTACATTTATCACGGATTAAAAACTAGTCTAAGCGTAGTATTCATAAGTTTAGGAGTAACAACCCTTTTTGCAATTATGACTCATGATCCTGAAATAAGAAAATATGGGGTAACAAGTTTTGATTGTGCAGTAGCAAGTATAGTTGCAGGATTTCTTATAATCTGGCTAATTGATCGTGTTCATCAACGACAAGAAATGCAACGTGATGAAGAAGATTTAAAGTATCGTAAAGAATTAAAGGAAGAAAATAAGCATTTAAGTGAAGAGAATAAGAAAATGCGAGAAAGTATAAACGATATGAGTAATGAGATTGCAGATATAAAATGCAACGATATAATTGAACGTAAGGTTGATGAAAGACTTCGAGGAATACTATATGATTTACGGTTTAATAATCCTGATAATAATGTTAATATTCATGCTAATAATAACAAGGAATTAAATAAAAGAACCAATGAAGAATACTTAAAAGATTTAACAGAAGATTAAAAAAAAAGAAAATAGTTAAATGGAACATGTCACATTTAAGCATGACAACCGTGTCATGTGACATATTTAAACATGACAAGTTATAGGGAAAATAATATTTGATGTAGATAACATGGTAAGGAAAACAGCAGTAGAAAAGTCAGAGCATAGAGATGAAATAGATGACTTCTTATTAAAAGGTGAAAGTGCTCGTTTTGTTTCTAAATACATCTATGATAAATATAATGAAAAGATTTCACATCAAGCAATTACAAGGTATCGGAAGAAATGTTTGAATGTTGAGGATCAAGTCAGGATTGAATATCAGGATAAAAAGTCTAAGGAAAAAGTTCATGCTGAAGTAAGTAAAGGTGTGACTGATTTAGAGAAATTAGATAAAATTATTGACAAACCTTGTGATACCACACCCGACTTAAATAGTGTTGAAGATCCAACTGAAAGAGAAAAATTAAAGATTCAAATTGATAAAGGAAAAGTTCAAGCTATAAAAACTAAACATGATATTCTTAAAGATGAAACTATTACAGTTGACATTAATACTCCATTAAGTAATTTGGGGGAAATGATTGGTAAAGGAGTTGAGGATTATAAGAAAAAAGAATGAACCTCAATTCAAGTTTGGATTATTCTCAGATAAAGGAAAAGATTTCATAGCTAACAGCAACGCTTGGATAAATATTGAACACGGAGCAGTACGAAGTAGTAAAACCACTAACATGAATGTGCGATGGTTAAATTATATTGCCACCTCCCCACATGATGAATTCATGATAACTGCAAAAACAAGAGATACACTTAAACGTAATGTAATAACCCCATTAATAAAAATCTTAGAAGATAATAATGTACCCTATAAATACAATAAAATTGAGGGGGAATTCTTAATACAGGACAAACTCAACTACTGCATAGGATTAAACGATGAATCTTCAGAGGATAAAATTGCAGGAGTAACCGTAGGTGGTTGGTATGGTGATGAAGTAGCAAGATACCCTAAAAGTGCAGTGGAGATGGCAATCAGTCGATGCAGTCTACCTGGTGCTAAAATCTTTTGGAACTGCAACCCTGAAAGTCCTGAACATTTTATTTATAAAGATTATATTAATAATCCTACCTTGCTTGACTGTGGGGAAGTGAAAGTATGGCACTTCCTACTCGATGACAATCCAAACCTCACCGAGGAATATAAAAATAATTTAAAACGAGTAAACAGTAAAAGTGAAGTGTTCTATAAACGAAACATACTTGGACAATGGGTAATAGCTGAAGGAGCAATCTATGACCGATTCACTGAAGCAGAAAACACATTTAACACTAAAATAAATTTAAGTGATTATAATGAAATCATAATGGGCTGCGATTACGGAGTATCAACCGTGTGTGTGTTTGGGGCAATGGGAATACGGAAAAATCCAAATGGAAACTATTATGACCTTCTCGATGAATGGTACTATGATGCCAAGGAAAAAGGAGTAAGTAAAAGTGATAGTGAATACTGTGCCGAAATGAAGAAACTCCAAGACAAATATAATATTCATAAATGTTACTTACCCCATGATGCAAAATCATTAAAAACTGCTGCTGAAAAGAATAAGAACATAACTATGAAAATAGAAACTTATGCCCCTAATACTGTTGGGGATATAGAAACCATTCAAGATTTAATAGCCACTAACCATTTTAGAATACATGAACAATGTGAAAATAGTATTATACAAGCACAATCTTACTGCTGGGATTTAAAAGCACAAGCAAAAGGAAAAGACCAACCACGAAAAGAGAATGATCACTGTCCGGATATGTGGAGGGGGCCAATAATGGGACCAAGAAGTAATATGGATAAGACTGCAAGTGTAGGAGTAATCAGAATATGAATATTAGAGAAACAATTAATAAACGGATTATGAAACCGTTACAACATTTACGGAATCCTGCAAAGAATAGTTTATATGATAATTATCTTGCAAAGTATCCCTGGGTAACACAACGACCACAAAAACAGTACGGTAAAATAGGAACATACTATAATGCCCTCCATAACCCTTATGTGAATGCTTGCTTATCTGTATATGAAATGGAAAGTTTGAATTGTGAATTCACTATTAACAATCCAGATACGGATAAAGTAGATTATAATCATGTGAATTATTTAACACAATTATTCAATCATCCAATGGGTATAAGTAATAGTACTACTTGGGCATTACTAAACCATAACATATGGTATAGTTGGAAAGGTACAGGTGACTGTTTTATCGAGGTAACAAATGATGATAATGGAATCATTAATGGATTACAATACATTCCCACCGAACTCGTATGGCGGAATTTTGAGAATGATTGCTGGGCATTAAGGAATACTGAAATCACTTATGAACCTGATGAATTAATCCATATTTACAAACCTGCACCCCAAGCTCGTGACAGCCTATGGGGTGTAAGTGTTATTGATACTATCGCTGATGAATTACGATTACAATTATTAGGGGCGGATTATAATGCTAAAGGATTCGAAAGTCATGGGGGATTAGACCCACGAGGTATTATTAAGTTTGGTGAAGATATTAGTATAGATGAATTCAATAATGAGATTGAAAGGATTGGAACTAGTGCACTCACTAATCCTGAAGGAATACTTGCATTGAAAGGTGGGGAGTACCAGAAAACCGGTACAAGTAATAAGGATATGCAATTCCTCGAGTTAATGAATTATACACGAAACGTTATAATCACAGCATTCCAATTACAACCTCACAAACTCGGAATAATCGAATCCGGTAATCTTGGTGGGGGAACTGGTGAAGCACAGGATACTAATTTTAAGAAAGTATTAAAAGGTAATTGTCGAGTGATTGAGGATAGTTTCAACAAGGTATTAGGACATAATGGGTTTAATGAAATGTTCAAGTATGGTGAATTAGATATTGAGGATAAATTACAACGAGCACAAATCGAGAATATTCGATTACAGAATGGATCATTAACCGTGAATGAAGTGCGAAGTAATTATGGGGAGGAACCAGTTGAATGGGGTGATACTCCAAATAATACCCAAACAAGTTTACCTGTTATGAATAGTTTAGATAAACAAGTTATGAAGTCACTTAAGGAGGGGGGGTTAATACGATAAATGTAGATGATACCTTATTCCGTAAACTATTAATGAAATCACTCCCCCCCACCGTATACATCACCAAACGATTAAACAAACAACAACAACTCCTTTTAAATAAAATTAATGATACATTAGAGGGGCAATTGAAAGTTGCAGAAGACTGGTTACGAAGTGATGAAGCAAGACAATACTATACAGGGCAAAGAAAACTTGAAGCCAACTTCTTTAATAACATTGAAAACAATATGAGTGATTTATTGAATAAGGATAGTAAGGATTATATGAGTCACTTCGAAGACTTATACAAACTTGGAGCAGATAAAGGTTACAGTCAATTATTTCAAGATGCGGTATGGACAGAAGCCGATAAAAGAGCCATGTTTCATGTTCAACAATATGGTTTTGACCGTATACGGAAACTTAGTGAGGATTGTAAAACTGATGTCCGTGAAGCAATATGGAGAGGAGTAGCTGAGGGACAAAGTATGGATAAGGTAGCACGGAATATTCGTGACATACCATTAGAACCATTAACCAACAGTAATATGAGTCCTGAGGTACGAGCCCAAATGATAGCTTACACTGAAACCTCAAGAGCTGTGAATGCTGGTACAATCCAATCCTATGCGAATTATGGGATAGAGAAAGTGGATATTGTAACTGCTGGTGATGATAGTGTCTGTGAAGATTGTATTGCGATTGAAGAAGATAATCCTTACACATTAACTGAGGCAAGTAACCTATTACCAGTCCATCCAAATTGTTATGATGAAATTACTGAAGTATATACTAATCATGGTTGGAAATTGTTTAAGGATATAATTAAAGATGAAGATGAAGTTTTAAGTTTAAATCCTGAAACAAGAGAAACAGAGTTCATTAAGGATTATAATATTATTAGTCATGTTAATGATTATGAGTATATGTATTGGATTCATAATCAATGGTTCGATACTTGTGTAACCCCCGACCATGATTGTTTCATTTATCAAAGAAAATCTAAGGATAAAGTAAGAAGTTTATATCATGAATTCCGTAAACCAACAGAACTTAATACTGAATCAAAATTCTACAGAACATGTAATAATAATAATGTTTCACCAGAAGTAATAGATGTTAATGGATTAAAATTCAAACCTGAAGATTATGCTTTCTTTATGGCATGGTACATTAGTGAAGGTTCAATATTACATAATGTTAATGAAGCTAAGCAAAGAGGTTATGCAATTGATATAATCCAAGTAATACCTGAGAATAGAAAAGTATTAGAAAAAGAACTTACACGGATATGTGAATACTTAAATTTAAAACTTGGAGTTAGAAAAGATAGGTACCAAATCTATTCTAAAGAATTATATGAATACTTAAAACCATTAGGTTACAGTAATGAGAAATATACTCCAAATGAATTATTCAGTTTAAGTAGATCTGATTTAAATATTTTCTTGGATAATTATGTTAAAGGTGATGGGAATGAAAGAGAATCTTCTAATAAAGTTTGTTGTAATTCTTTTGAGAGAACATTATTCACTTCATCTACACATTTAGTTGATGATTTAAGTTATATTATTTTATTAGCTGGTTATTATCCAAGTATAAAAGTTATGAGTAAAGCTGGAACTGTGGTTAAACATCATAATGGTTCTTATGCTCAAAACTATGATGTGTATAGTATTAGGATTAACAGGTCTGAATATGCAACTGTTCCTAATTTAAATATTGACAAAGTGGATTATACTGATATGGTTTATTGTATTGCATTGCCTAAGTATCATACATTATGGACTAAACGAAATGGTAAAACTACATGGAATGGTAATTGTAGGTGTGTGTATAGTCCAGTGATAGATTTACCCACAGACCAAGAAGTTAAAGAAGCATTTGAAAACCTAGAACCAGTAGACCCCCCACAAGATACAGATATGACAACTAACGATACTAAAATAAAAATTTAACACCAAATAAATAAAGAGGATATGTGAAATTCTATGTAGTAATCAAAATTACATCACATAAAAAAAAAAAATTTTTAACTTTTATTAAAATAATTTAATGGAGGTAGGAGGATAATATGAATAATAATCAATTTGAAGTATACGCTCCAATCCACAAAAGCATAGACACTAGCACCGATGAAACCACCCAAGATATGATACTAACAGGTATCGCAAGTACCACCAACTTAGACCTTGAAAATGATAATATAAGTCCTGAAGTAATTGCGAGTATGAAAGAACAAGCCCTTAACTTGAACTTTCACTGCGACCACAATACCAATTATAAAGGTGTTATTGGTACTATTATTGAAGTATTGGATACTGATGATTCCCAATTAGAAATTAAAGCCAAAGTACTACCTGAGTATGCTACTAATATACAAGAAAAATTAGACTTCGGTATAAACTTCGGTTTAAGCATTGGGGGATTGTTAAATGATTATATATCCAACAATGATGGGGGTATGACTGTTAAAGACATAACATTAACCGAGATAAGTTTAACCCCATTACCTGCGAATTGGGATAGTTTCGGAACAGTAACCACTAAAGGATTAGTACAATCCAAGTGTTTAACTGGTGCCTGCAAAACAATAATAAAAAATATGAATAAACAAAAAGAGGTAAATAATATGACCTTAAATGAAAATGATAAACAAGAATTAATACAAGAAGTAATCAAAGCATTACCCAACAATGATGATAAACCTGAAGAGGATAAACCATTAACCAGTGATGATGTTACCACAATGATAAACGAGGCCATCACCAATGCAACTGATGAAATCACTCAAACCGTGATGGATCAAGTCGGCCAAAAAATGAGTGATATGATTGATGAAAAGATGGGGGATAAAGAGGAACCAACAGAGGATGTTCCACCTGAAGAAGATAAAGCTTGTGGGGATACTACTGATGAGGAACAAAAAGCTTGTGACCCAGAAGAAGACCCAATGAAAGAGGAACAAAAAAGTTTAACCATGGCGGATGTGCAAAAAGCAATGCTAAACGCATTAACTGATGAAACTGTAATGGATAAACTCTCCCAGAAAATGTGGAGTAATAAAACTAATAACCGTGAACCAGTCAGTAAATCCAAAGAAGTAATCGAGAACGCATTACAAGGATTAGAAACCAAACAATCAAACATGGAGAAAGGTATGAGTAAAGCACAACCACCAAAAGAATTAGCAAAACTATTACTCAAATCTAACCCATTCTTACAAAAATAAATAAACAATTAAAAGGTGATAATATGGATACACAAATAACCGATTTTGATTCAAGATTAAATAAATTAGAGAAAGCATATGCTGATAATTATGCTGCTACTGGAAAATTCCCAGTAAGTCAACAAGTGGAATACACTCCTGAAATAAAAAGTAAGGTAGGTGAAATGGCACCATTCTACAGATTCCTCGAAAGTAAAGGATGTATACAAGGAACCGATTCATCATACGTAGGATTCTATGTAGAGTCCAATACTAATACTGCTGCATTCATGGATGAACTTGATGAAATCCCTGACCATGGACCAGCAACCTACACTGAAGTAACTAAGAAAATGAGTACAGTTGCTACTGGTATAGAAGTATCAATGATGGCACAGATGGGTAATAATACTCTTGATTACTTAAGTAAACAAATAGAAAATGGTTATGTGAATATAACTAATATTCTTGATAAGACTTTACTTGAAGGATTAGGAACTACTGCTTCTAAGGACTTTAAAGGATTCGCAAACGAAGTAACCACCAATGTTAAGGATAACAGTACTAATAAGATAACAGAAAACATTATCAACGATATGATAGAAGACATCGTGGATGACAATAAAGGTACTCCTGATGCAATCATCACTAATTACACTGTTGCAAGACAATTAAGAGATATTATCTATGATTACTACAGATTCAACGATAAAGTAGATGTGGGTATAGGTTTCCGTGTTAATACTTTCGAAGCTGAGAATGGTCAACAATTACCTATTATAATTGACCCTAACATGACATCCAATCAAATGTTCATCGTAGATAGTAGTACTATTCAATTGAAACAATTAATGGCTCCAACACTTTTCACAGATTTACCTACAAATATTCTTGGTTATCGTCAAGCTATTGCAACCTTTATTACAAGTCAGAATATTGCTGAATTCCAAAACGGTCTTATTAAGAACATTGGAACCACCACTCCCAGTGGATGAGGGTAGTGAGAGTAAAGCTACAGTAACCATATCTGCCCTTAGTGGTGGAGTTGGTGTTGCTGGTGCTAAAGTATTATTAACTAACACAACTAACACTTCAAGTACTTATGAGTCTGCTTTAACTGGTACTGCTGGTGGAGCAACCATATCAAATGTACCTTATGGTACTTATTCAGTTACAGTTTCCACTACTCCTACCGGTTATAGTACCCCAACAGGTATTGCAAACTTAGTAGTTGATAGTGCAACTGAGACAGTTAATATTACATTTACAACAGCATAGAAAAGGAAAATTAGAATTAATTTAAAAGTTTTAAAGGAGGAACATAATGATGGATTATAGTACCCTTGTTACTGAATTAAAAACCTTATTATCCATTGAAGGAATTACAACCAGTTTAAGTGATGAAGATTATACTGTACTATTAAAACGTAAATTAAACTATATTCTAAGTATTGTGGGTTTAAGTAGTACAGAACCATCAAATTTTGAGGATTTACAATTAGATTATGATGGTAACCGTCATGTACTACTCCATCATTATCCAGTTATTGAATTACAATCCGTATTGATTGATGGTAAAACTATTAATACTGATGAGTATGATTTGAATAAGAATAATGGTGTAATTAAGTTTACTTCCCGTAGACAAGATGGAATATTAACCATTCAATACACTGCAGGATTAACCAGTTCACAAATAAGTACTATACTTGAACCATTATTATTAGATTGGGTTATGTATGATGTTAACCCTGAAAATACTGGAGTAATAAGTAGTATTAAGGAAGGAGATGTTAGTGTTAATTATGATACTACAAATTCTGAATTAATACAATTAACTAACCGATTAAATGATTTTAAAAAAGAAATCAATGGAGTAAGAGGAGTAATGTTATGACTTACTTCCCAAATACTATTATTGAAATCTGGAATTATAGTCCTGGTGAAATAGATCAATATGGACCTAAAATAATTTATACTCATACTGGGGATTTAATGGTGGATATGCAACCTATGAATCATAATGATAATCAAACCAGTTCAGGTAGATTGGAGGGGGATCAGTATAAGATTTACACTAATCTTGATGCTCCAATTAGTAGCACTAGTATATTACGAATTAAAGGGGAAACCCCTACTTACTCCGTGATTGGTTCACCTGAAAGGAATAATCATGTATTACCCCATTTGAAAGTGCAAATACAATTACAACAAACACCAACACAATTAACTGAGGCATAATATCATGGGAGATTTTAATAGTCAAATGATTGTTAAGCCTAGTTTTAATCGTAAAGTGAATGCAGATTGGACAGATGTAATCTCAGATACATTAAATATTGTTTGTCAAACTGGTGAAAAGTATTGTAAAGAACCCGGAGTAGGAGTAGCAGGAGGAACATCACCATCTGGTGGTGCACCGATTGGTAAATATCCTAATGGGTCAGGTAAAGTTGGGGGTACACTTCGCCGTGGACATCACAGTGACCTTAGTAATCCTAAGGAGAAGATGGTTAAAAACAATACCGAGTACTGGCCCTACGTAGTCTTTGGTACAAGTAAGATGAGTCCGAATGATTACCCATCACGAGTAGTTGAAAGGATTGATAAGGAGAATATTTATAAGAAAGCATTACTCGTGACTTTGAAGAAGAAGGGGATTTTATAATGCAATTGATGGAAGAAGCATTATATACTTTACTTAATGGTAAAATAAGTGTTAATGGTATTGATGTACCAGTACTAACACGATACCAACCATTGGATGAGAAACCCTGCATCACAATTACCCAAACTGCGAATAGTGATAAAGGCCAACCCTATATGGGAGATTATCAATTACCATTACCATCTACTCACCCACAATACGATAGTAGTAAACCTGATAAGTTGTATCCTCAACAAGTCCGTCGTGACACTTACGAATCAAGTTTACAAGTTAATGTATGGTGTGACAGTGAAGAGGAAAGGGATAGTATAGTTAAACAAATACATCTTGAATTCCAACACTTATTAAATGATTATTATACTCAATGTTGTAATTACTCTGATGGGGAATGCAGTACTATTAATGAAGCTTGTCCAGTAACCACTATAACTAATAGACATACAGTAAAAGGACAATGTCCAAATCCAACCACTTACAAGTACTTGGGCATATTACAAAAGTATTACATTCAACCAGTAACAGTTAATGTGAGTCAAGGTTTTAATCAAGATGAAATCGACAACACACCACCACTCCTAAGAACTATAATCCAAGTAACCATGACATATTACACTTATCACTATTTAGGTGGAACCATAAGTACAGATATAAAATTCAAATACATTTAAAAACTTTTTTTCATAATTTTAATTTATTAACTATTTTTATATATATTGGGAGGAATGATTAATTATGCCAAGAAAGGCGAAAGAACCCAAACAAACACTAATAAACTTAACAAAACAATCCAGTACACCAGAGTACATTATTGTAGGAGCACTAAGTAAAGCAGGACTCCTACAACAATACGAATACGAAAAAATTAACAATGGAGTACTAGATTTAACACCAAGCATAACAAAAACAGAATTCTATAAACTCATAACTAACTTCATAGGAGGAGAAGAATGAGCATAAACGTAACACCTGGAGTCATCTACAAAGAAGCGGAAGCGAATGAAAACTTAATAGGTAATGGGAGTCAAATCCCAATAATCCTCGGTAAAAGTGCTTCAACCACTGGTGATCCCACAAAAATATTAAAATTTAAAAATTATAGTCAAGCCAAAAATTCAGTAGCGAATGGAGGTATCGGTCCAGAACCTGAAACTTTACATGATAATCCATTATTAGAATTTTTGAAACAATACTTTGAGGAAGGGGCAAGATTAAAAATTGCAGATAAAGGAATGCCATATGTCTATGTAATTGATATGGGTAGTGCCCCTACTGATGCGAATTGGACAACAGCAATGACCACCATAACAAAGAAATCTGAAGTAGAAGTAGAAGTCTATATTGGTATTGAGGAAAGTGAAACCTTTTTAGATTTACTTGAAGCAATTAATACTAACTTAAACACTCAAGCTGAATACGGAAATCTTAGAGTAGCATATGTAACTAAGTATGGGGCAACTGATGCACAATTAATAGCATTAACTGATGATACTCAAACCAAGAGCATACAACGTAGTCGTATTGGAATCTGTGAACCATTATTATTTGGTAAAACTATTGCCAAGATAAGTTTAACCCCATATTATGAAGAACCAGGATACACAGTATACCGAAGCGTAACTGCTGGAACTTTTAAGGAAAGAACTCGTACAGAAGCAAATGCACTCCAAAATGCAGGTATAATCTTCAACAAGGATGAAATGATTCGAGGAAACTTTTACCCAAAAATCAATTTAGCCGTAAGTACTGCATGGGCAAAAGATGATCAAGAAAGACCAAATGATGCAGGACTCCATGCAAGAAGAAACACCGACTACCTCATCAGAGACATTTATGATACTTGTTGGGAGCAAATCAAACGAAACGAAACAGCAACCAACCTACAATTCCTTCAAACCGACATTAACAGTATAATCAACACTGAAATCGATAAAGGAAACATGATGACAGGTACCAGTGTAACCGTAACCGAATCCGATGAAGACCCATACACATTATTCGTAAATGGATCATGCAAACCAGTCAACAGTACCCTTGCGATTGAGTTTGAAATGTATGTTAGTCAACCGAACGCAACAGTAGCAGATGAACTATAACTATAATGGAGGTAATTAGATGGCTTATACTGAAACAAAAACCGATGAAGTACCAACTACTTATGACTTAGCCGTATTCCGTATTAAAGGAGTGGAACTCTACGTGGACAGTTTTAAAATTACACGAAAACGGAAACTTGAAAGATTAACAGCTACTAGTAAATTAACAGGAGTAGCTTGGAAAGTGTCCGATGAAGAATACAGTTTTGAAGCATCTGAAATAATTGATAAAGATGATATATTACATGATCTTTGGGTTGAGGACATAAAAGATAAAACTGGATTCCAAATAGACACATACAACTTCCTACCAGGTGGGGATTTAGTGTTTAAGGATGGTTTAACTAATTGTATGCTTTCAGAGTATGATACTGAAACTAGTAAAGGGGACAAAGTCAGTATTAAGGGTGAAGCATTGAATATGATAACAACATAAAAGTGAATATATTATTTTAGCAGTAACATTAAATTTTACTGCTACTTTTTTTTTAAACAAAATATTAAGGTGTGATAATTTATGAGTAGTAAGCAAAACAAAAGACAAGCAGAAAACAAACGTAAACAAGAAAGAATAGAACATGAACTCGATGGATTAAACCAACACTTACTAGAAGTAAAATTCCCATTAGAATGTGAACGATTACCTTTAAGTCAATTAAGTGAGTATGAACAAGGATTAGCTAATAAGTGCCGTAATCATGAAAGTTTAAATGAGGAAGAATTAAATGATTTAAAAGAATTACTCGCACGATACCGACAATACACAAACGATATTAAGGCTGATGAAATCGTTGAATCCCAAGAAGCATTCAATAAACAAATCAAAACTGAACAAGACTTCCTAAACTTCCTTGATGAAATCGAAAATCGAGAATTACATTTAAGATTCCCCTATAATGGAGTAACACGGGATATGTACTTTAATGTTGCACCTTTAGAGGATAGTTTAGCCGTTAAAATGACAGAACAACACCAAGAAATCTACATGAACCTAACAAGTAATGAACAAAGAATTAATCAGAAAAACCTTGAGGGTAAACAATTAACACAGGAAGAAGAGAATATAATGAAGGATATACAGGATAGGGTGATGAGTGATAATATAGAGGATCAATCAGATGAAATTTTAACATTCCTCGCTTATCAACTCACACCCCCTGATTTTGATGGCAATATAGAGAAACGTAAACATTTCTGGAGTAAAATACCCTTCACGATTAAGATAAGTTTATATGTGAAACTATTAGATATTCTTGGTTTGAATAATACCGATAATACACAATTATTTCCAGATGAATAATACCATTATGGGGGAATGCTACTTCCGGGTGTCTAAACATTTAGGTGTACCTATTAGTACGGTTCTCCGTAAGAAGTTCACTCCGGATTATAAATTGTTAATTAATAAGTATTTCCAAATCATTGTTGCGGAGCAAGAGCAACAAGAAGAGTATGAGAAGGAATTAGAGAAAACAAAATAAGAAAAATTTGAGGATTGATAAGTAATGGTAAGTGCTGAAGATGTACTAATAATATTCAATGCCAAGGATAATGTAACCGCCACTACCAAGAAGCTTAGTAGTAGTATGAATGGTGTTAAGCTTGGTGTAGGGGTTGCTATGAGTGCTGCAAGTGCTTATATGGCTGGTTTCGCAAAAGATGCAATATCTTCAGCTATGACCTCACAGACTGAATGGGCACGATTTGGTGCAGCAGTAACAAGTACTGGAGGTAATTGGTCGGCTCAGAGTAGTAGTATTAAGGATTGGGTTGGAAACTTTAGTAATAGTATGGGTCGTGCAACTGCGGATACTCGTGAAGCTGCAACTACTTTAATGAATTATGGTATGAGTTGGAATGAAACTAAAGGTAGTATGGGTGCTGTTGCAGGGTTAGCAGCTAAGACTGGGAAGTCTGAAGCAGATTCAAGTAAGATGATTATAAGTGCTCTTAATGGTAGGGGGATGGCGTTAGAGAAAGCTACTGGGCTTGAAATTGATAATTATAAAGCTGCTGATGGTACTATTGACCGTGCTAAATTATTAAAGGCAATTACTGATAATACTAAACCAGCTGCCGATGCTTTTAAGAATACTGATGCTGCGAAGATGCAACAATTAAGTAATATTCTTAAGAGTTTGAAAACACAATTCGGTACTGCACTCTTGGGGGCTATTCGGCCTTTGATACCTGTTGTTACTCAATTATTTGGGGCGTTTAATAAGTTACCTGGACCTGCGAAGAGTTTAATCTTTGTTGGTGCTGGACTTGTTACAATGTTTGGACTTATTGCTGGGCCTGCGATGAGTGTTATTAGTTTATTGCAAATGATGGGGGTTACATTACCAGCGATTACTGGGGAATTTGGATTACTTGCAAGTGTTAAAACTGCACTTGTTGGTGCTGATGCTGCTGAGATTAGTGCAGAAGTTGGAGCTGCAGCTGCCCATGCAAATTGTGGTATAGCAGTTGGAGTTGAGAAACAAGGATTAATTGGATTACTTGCAAGTAAAGCTAGTGACCTTGCTAGTACAATTGCGAACACTGCAAGTAAAGTCGCTGCTGCAGCTGCAAGTGTTGCTTTAGCCACTGCTCATGGTGTTCAAGCCGCTGCAACTTGGGTAGTTACTGCTGCTCAAGCTGCATTAAATGCTGTAATGATGGCTAATCCTATAATATTAGTTGTTATAGCTGTTGTAGCTTTAGCTGCTGGATTATATTTACTTTATACTCATGTTAAACCGGTTCGTGATGCGATAAATGGTTTTCTTAGTATGTTAAGTGGAGCAGGTGGAGCAATCGGTGGGGGAATAATGTCCGCCCTCACAAGTCTAGGTAATGGGTTTAAAAATTTTGTAACAAAAGTTGGAACATCATTAATGCAATTACCTGGAAAAATTTGGCAATGGTTACTTAAAGCTGGACAAAAAATAACACAATGGAATACGAAAATCCGTGCAACACTCTTAAAAATTGGTTCTAATATTGTAAATAATATTATTAATGGGGTGAAACAGTTACCGGGTAAATTATGGACTTGGTTTGTAGTTACTAGTGTACGGATTTTATTGTTTGGTGTTCAGGCTTTGGCTCGTGCTCGTCAAGCTGGTCAGAACATTCTTATTGGAGTGATTAATTTTGTTATGCAATTACCAGGGCAAGTAGCGAATTTCCTTAGTAATGCTGTGGGACGGATTTTAAGTTTCGCAGGACAAGCCTTAAGTAATGCAGGAGCCGTAGGGTCTGCTGCAATAACTGGGGTAATACAATTCGTATCACAGATTCCTCAAAAGGTTTATAATGAGTTTATTAAAATTGGACAAAAAATCCATGATTCAGTTGCGAATGCAGTATCAGCTGCTACTAGTTTTGGTTCTGATATTGTAAATGCTGTGATGAATGCACTTCATATAGCTTCACCTGGTATTATACAACGAAAGATTGCACAAGAGTTCATGGACATTCCCGGTAGAATATTGGAAAGTTCTGGTTCTGCTTATACTGCAGCTGCGAATTATGGTAAAGGTATAGTGTCAGGATTCGGTAATCCTACACTTAAAGTAGAAACACAATTAGATAAGGGGTTGAATAGTGTTAATAGTGCTCAAATGTTATTGAAGAGACAGCAAGGAATAAATGGTAGTAGTACTGCGATGAATAATTTTACCCCTAATAATAATAGTAATAGTTTAACTAAGATTAACATTGCAGAGGGTGCATTGAAAGTTGATGGAGCAAGTCTTACTACTAAACAGAGTAAACAAATATTTATTAATGCCCTTGAAGGTGTTAGTGGAATAAATAAGGTGGTGACTAGATGAGTAGTATTGGTGATGGTTTTATTGGTGATGCGAATGTGGAGATTGGAGGTTTCCCTTTTTATGCTCAGGAAATTACTGCGAGTGAATCCTTTGCTCGTAGGGATTTGAAAAGGACAAATGTGATGAGTGGAACACAAGTAGTAACAAAGAGTACTTATCTCCCTAAGGATTACTCTTTTACGGCTTATGTGCAAGTACCAAGAGAGAAGCCTGAAACTTATGATACTATTTTCCAAACACTCCAAAACACTACCCCTAAGGTGGTTTGTAAGGATATGGGTGACCCTTTTAATGCTCAAGTAATAATTAAGAAAACACATGAAGCTACGGTACCTGATTGGATAAAATTAGATATACAAGTTGTTGAAGTACCTGAAACTAATAGTAGTATTACAATGGATACTACAAGTACGGATACTACTAGTAGTACTGCTACAAGTAAGGAATTGAAAGAGTTAAGTGAGAAAACCGATACTACTGATGTTCTTAAAGAGTATAAGAATGCAACAATCATTAATGTATAGGTGATGTGATTTGGTAATTAAAGGTAAAGTAACAAAGAAGAAACGAACAATCAAACCCCCATCACTTCCCAAAAAGAGTACAAATAAGGAAACTGTTACAAATAAAACCGTAGTAACTACGGATAAAACATCAACTGAGAAAAAGGTAGAAGCAAAAACATTACTAAAAGAGTATGTTCTCCGACCACCAGTAGGTACGGATACTTATTACAGTGTGGATGTTTTTGAAACATTAGAACCAATTGCTGAGGTGGATAAAAGTGAAGCTAATAAATCAACTAGTACAACATCAACAACGAATAGTGGAACGGATAGCACAAATACCAGTACTGCGAATACTGCAACCGATAGTACTAGCACCGATTCTACTAATGGAAGCACTGATAGTACGAGTACTGCAAGTACTGGAGTAACCTCAAGTGCAACAAGTACCGATACAACATCAACAGAAGACATAGAAGAGGAATCCGATGATGGGGGATTCACACTTCACACTGGGAAAATATTGAAAACCCATACCTACAAGAAAATGTATGATATTGAATGGGATCATGACTATACTGATTGTACTGGGTCTGGAAAATTAACTTTTGAGTATAGTAAGGATTATTTGAAATATTTTTATAAAGGTGTACGATTATTAGTGAAGCAATACTGGAATTATCCATCAACTTATCAAACATTGGAAGATGCACGATTAAAAGTTAAGGAAACTAGTTTAGCCGAAGAAAAAACTAAATTAAAGAAGATTATTGCACGGATAAAAAAGGATAATGTTGATGTTAGTAAAACTAATGATACTTCAACTAGTACTAAGTTAACTGGTACTGGTAAAACTTCAACAAGTAAGAATAGTGCAACTGATACTACATTAACCACTACAAAAAGTGAGGATTCCACAACTAGTACTAATAAAACTAGTACAGATACAAGTAAAACAAAAACAACCACTACAACTACAGAAATTAACATACCTGAAAATCCTACCACGGCAAATGATAGCTTATTAGGATTCATTACCGATAGTAGTATAAGTAATGATGGAATCGAAGTCACCCTCAGCGATTATGGGAAAATGTTAGAAGAAAAAAAAGAATTAACATACACTCAGAAAAAGCGAAGCGAAATAGTTGAGAATGTAATTGCAAATGCAGGTTTAATACCAGTAGTAGACTTCACAGGTTTAACTGATGATGTGATTGATTGGACAAGTGTAACTGCTACAGGAAATAGTAGTGGGGGTGGAACTGTTGGAGAAGCCTCAACTAGCTATACTCAATGTAGTCGTACTTATGATTTAGCAGGTAGTCTTGTTAGTTTCGGGTCTGTTCCTACATTGTCAAGTGGGGATGAAAGAATAAAAACTATTGGTAAAAGTGGAACTAATTATGCCTCTGCTTGTAGTGGTAAAAGTATACAAGAAGTAATGAGCATATTACGAAACGGTTGGCACTACCACTACTATTCCGATAACAGGGATAATTGTGCAACTGATAGTTGGAATAATAAAGTAAGTAAAGGATTAAACTGTGGGGATAGTAGTAGATTATTAAAGTGTTGTATGGATGTAGCAGGACACCCTTGCATATGTGTACATACAAGTGGACATTATTATAATGCTGTTCAAGTTAATGGACAATGGTTAACCGTGGATTTATGTCACAGTAGTGATATTAAAAGTAAAAGTGGGACTAATAAATTAGGATACTAATATTATGTCAATAAATTATAATGAATTAAAATACAGATTAAAATTATATATCTCCCCTGAGTATCATCGGTTTCTTAATTTTGATTTCATAATAAAGGAAAGGAAGCTTGTAGGAACCAGTGATGAAGGATTACCTATTTATAAATATACTACTCCATTTGTGAATATTTTCCTCGATGATGAAGGCGGGTATATGGATGTGCATCCTCATGGCTGATGATACAATCACCGTGAACCAGTACCCAACTTGTGGATGCTGTAAAAGTCAATCCGATTATCAAGGATACAAGAAATATACGAAAACATGGAAGAATTACTGCCCCCACTGTAAAAAAAGTGGTACACTCGCAGATAATCCTAAAGGTGTTGCTGATGGTGAAATCACTTGTAGTCAAAGTAAGGGGGGTTGTGATGCTGATTATTGTGGATTCTGTGGTGGTGATAAAGGTGGAGGAGACCGATGTAAGAATTATCGATTAACCTCAGCCACCGCTACAAGCTCTGGTACAAGTAGTGGTACTACAAGTTCAAGTTATATGACTTTCTGGGAAATGTTAGAGGATTTACAGAAGCCTCTTGATGGGGAAGTTGAAATATTAATCCGTGATGACCGTGTATATTTTCATCATGTTCCTGATCACTCACAAACTGAATTATTTCTTAGCGAGGGTGTGAACATTTTAGAAGACTCAGTTACTATTAAGGATTTTAATCCTGATACGGTTAATGTTTTGATTTGTAAATGGGGAACTAATTATGATAAATATATTGTACTTAAGAATGCTGAACTTATAGAACGTTTTGGTGTTCATGCTAAGGAGGTACGATTGTTTACTACTAAAACGGAGTATGTGACTACTACGACTGGTACAGATAGTACAAGTTCGGATACTAGTACTGATAGTTCAAGTAGCACTTCTTCAAGTAGTACGAGTGGTTCAAATAGTAATAGTAAAACAACTGGTTCAGGTAGTACAAAGAAGAAAACAAGTAAGAAAAAAAGTACTAAGAAACGAACTACTTATAAAACTGCTTATAAAGGTATGAATCGTAAAAATAATAAATCTACAAGTAAGACTAAGAATCCAACTGGTAAACCATGGTATGTAAACTTGGGCAATTATATTAAGAAGAGTATAGGTTGGAAATAAAATGACTGGTGTGAAATGGAGTAATGGTAATCATGTTACTTACCAAAAAAGTAATGGTAACTGGATTATCCGTAATAAGTCAGGTAAAGCTATTGGAATATATAAGAAAGGTAGTAGTACTGGGAATTATTTAACAAAACATCATGTTAGTAAAACTTATAAATCTAAATCTTCAAGTAAAAAGAAAACATCTTCAGGTTCTGCATCTAGTACTAATTCCAATTCTTCAAATTCCTCTTCAAGTACTAATACGGATACATCTAGTACAGATGGAACAACTACGGATAATACAACCACTACAACAACTACTGCAAAAGTAATCGAAATACCAATAACCAACTATGAAGATGCAGTTAAAAGAGCTAAACTCATGATGAATAAGGAAATGCGAAAAGATGGACACTCATTGGAATGTAAAGTGTTTGGTAGTAATGAGTGGTGTAGTGGTAATTGGGTTAAAGTTAAAATCCCCTCCTTTGATGAAGATGGGTATATGTACCTTACAAAAGTATCCCATAGTACATCGGCTGATGATGTTTGGACAACAAGTTTAACTTTACAAGATTACCCACCAAGCTTGGGTAGTGGTACGAGTAATGATCCAAATAGTCAAACATCAACTGATACTTCAAGCACAGATACTTCAAGCACGGACAGTACATCAACTGATACAGCTAGTTCAAGTAGTACAGGTTCAACTAGTTCCAGTTCAAGTAGTGGTTCTAGTTCAAGTAGTTCTGGTAGTAGTAAGAAGAAAACTACACGGAAAAGTGGAAGTAAAAAAACAACAAAGAAACGAACCACTTACCGTACAGCATACAAGGGAAGTAATGTACGGAGTAATAAGAGTACAAGTAAAACTAAGAATCCTACAGGTAAAGCATGGTATGTTAATCTTGGAAATTGGGTTAAGAAGAGTATAGGTTGGAAGTGAATAATTATGGTGAAATCCGATAAGATTACGGTAACGGATGCACGATTAAGAAAAGCATTATCACAAGTGGTGGAAACTACTAGTAGTGGTAAAAGCACAGTTAAAGCCGAGTTAAAAGAATCTTTAAGTTTGCAAATCGGAGAAGTACTTAAGTTTTTTCCAGGTACAGATAAAATCCTTGTACGATTAAATAGTACAGGGGAAGAAGTACGATGTGTACAATCACATTTAATAGTTGGGACTGATTTTAATATTAGTTTAACTCCTCAAGGAGAAATGGAACTTGATACGGAATATGATGAATTAGGGGTTACTCCAAATAATACTTATTATGCTCTTATATTAAATATTAGGGATACGGATAATTTGAAAGAGTATGCAGTATTGGGGTATATTAGTCGTGATAATACCAAATTAACTAGTAATGCTAGTCCTGGAATGTTCCAAATACTTCGAGATACATCATTATTAAGTATAAATGAAGATGGATTAGTCCTTCAAGTTGATGGGGATACACGGATAGAAATCATTAATGGGGTAATAAACCTTACTGGACAGTCTGTAATGGTAAATAGTACACCAATAAGTACAAGTAGTAATGGTGCTACTAGTACAGTTTATTATACTCGAACCGAAGTTGATGCCTTATTGAAAACTTTAACTGATAGGATTACAGTATTGGAGAATAGAACATGAATGATGAAATAGATTATTTTAAAACCTTACACAAGGATATAGAACTTATCTGGACGAGTGAAGGTTTTGATGTGAACATGGATAAAGATGATTATGTCCAATTAAAAGACTTAGAGGCCTTAAGGAATGATTGTTTATTAACTATTATTACACGATTTAAAGAATTAAAGGATAATCCAACTTTTAAAGAGTTTGGTTGTAAAGCTTATGAATTAATCAAAAGTAATAAGTCTACTATGATTATTTATAAGTTGGAATCCTATTTTAAGGAAGCATTAAAAAGTATGCGAAGAGTATACATGGTGGATTATGTTACAGTAACCGAGAATGAAGATGAACCGTATAAATATAATGTAGCATTCCAAGTACGGAGCCGTACAGATGAAATCGTGTATGGGGAAACAAGTATAAAAAATATTAGTAGTACTAACTTGATACCTACACAAATTTATTGTAGTAGTAATCAAGATTATGCTAATCCCTACGAACCCTGCTTAATAACATTTAAATGCACATATGGGGGTAATCATGCTTTAAGTAATGAAATTGTGAGTATTTATGTTAATAATCATTTATATACACGGCGTGTGACTGATCTTGATGGGTTGTGTAGTTTTTATTATTATCCCAGTATGAGTAGTATGGATTTAGAAATATATGCCTCATTCGAGGGGGCAAGTAATAAGAATAAATGTAAAAGTAATATTTTAAGTATTACAAGTACAAACTTTTACTTTAAACAATTAAATGGACACTTATTAATGATTTACACAGATAACACCACCCCACCAACAGTTACATTAAATAAGACTGTGGTTGATGGGGAAATACATTTTGTGATGAGTTGTGATGATCCATTAACTTTTAATATAAATGATAATGGGCATTTGATTGGTGAGGGTATAGACTAAAAAAGGAGGATTGTTTTATGGCAACAATGGATTATGGTGATATTAAAGGGGATACTGGTGATGGACTTGAATTCACTATTGTAGGGAATACAATTGGTGTAAGAGTGAAACCGAATAATGAGACAGCAACAAGTGATTATACTTATACTCCTGATTTGAAAGGGGATACTGGTTTGACTGGGAGTAAGGGGGATACTGGTACGGTTTATACTCCGGTGATTACAAGTAATGAGAATAAGATATTGTTAGGTTGGAGTAATGATGGGGGGTTAGTTAATCCTGCAACTATAAATATTAAAGGTGATAAGGGGGATACTGGTACTACTTTGTTTACTATTGTTACTGCGAATACTTTTGCAGAGTTACCTAGTACTGGTGAGACTGGTATTATTTATTGTGTTCCGAATGGTACTAGTGGGAGTAATAGTTTTGATAATTATTTGTGGTATAATGGTGCTTATGACAGTTTTGGTAGTTTGGAAATTGATTTAACTAATTATTATACGAAAACTGAAGTTGATACTAGTTTAAGTACTAAAGCTAATAGTAGTGATGTTTACACTAAAACAGATACTTATAGTAAAACTGAAATTGATACTCTTATTGGAGAGATAGGTGATATGATTGAGTCTTAAAAGTAAATTAGAAACATATCGTACACTTCTAGTACAAAATTTAAATAATAAAGGAATAAGTGATGCAACAACTAGTATGGGTTTAACAACCTTAGCGAACAAAATTCCGAATATTAATACTGGAGAAACTTACACAATAAGCACAATAACTCCTTTTACCTCAACAGCGTTTGTTGATGAAATGATCCCTATTACAGTTACTGTGACTGATACTAAAAATAAACCTGCAGATTATGTGAAATGTTATCTTAAAGTTGATAATATTGTGCAAGAAGAAACTATAAATGTTAAAGATGGTAGAGTTATATTAAATTTCACCTCCGATACAGTAGGGGAACATACTGTTCAAGCATTTATAAACGATGCAAGTGTTAGTTCTCCTATAACTATTACGGTTACTAATCCGAATTATTATGTTAATCCTGCAGGAAGTGATAGTAATAATGGTACAAGTAGTACTACTCCTTTTAAAACCCTTACTAAGGCTATTACTACTGCAACAGATAAAAGTAGTATTTATGTTCAAGCAGGATATTATGCAGGAACAGATAATACTGTATTAAGTATATCAAAAAATTTAACAATTTACAGTAATGGTTCTGCACTATTTGATGGGGGAAATGTTAGACAATCCGGATTCACAGTAGCAACTGGTTATAGTGTTACTTTGAATGGTTTAAAGTTTATTAATGGTTCAGGTAATGCTGGTGCTGTAACTGTGAATGAAAATTGTAGTATAATAAATTGTAATTTCACAAACAATAATAAAAGTACTTCAACCGATAATGCGACAGGTTGGGGTGGTGCTGTTTATTGTATTGGTTCAAATAATTATATTTTTAATTCCGATTTTTATAGTAACAAAGCTTATAATGGTGGGGCTATTTGGAACAATTCCTCAAATATTGTGACTGATTGTACATTTTCAGGTAATAATGCTTCAAGTAGTGGTGGGGCTATTTGGAACAATTCCTCAAATAATACTGTGACTGATTGTACATTTTCAGGTAATAATGCTTCAAATAATGGTGGGGCTATTTGGAACAATTCCTCAAATATTGTGACTGATTGTACATTCAGTAATAATGCTTCAAGTAGTGGTGGGGCTATTTCGAACGGTTCCTCAAATATTGTGACTGATTGTACATTCAGTAATAATACTTCAAGTAATGGTGGGGCTATTCGGAACGATTCCTCAAATATTGTGACTGATTGTACATTCAGTAATAATGCTTCAAGTAGTGGTGGGGCTATTTTGAACGATTCCTCAAATAATACTGTGACTGATTGTACATTTTCAGGTAATAATGCTTCAAGTAGTGGTGGGGCTATTTATATTTATGATAGTAATGTTAATGTTAAAAATTGCAGTTTCAAAAACAATACACCAACAAATCTTTATGTACAAGGAACTTCTTCAGGTACAGTAACAAACTGTTACTGGGGAACAGACACACCAACCACAACCGATTACGGTTCACTAGGAGGATACACCGTGAGTAATAATGCGACTAGTAAAACCGTGTACAATATTATTAAGTACACTCAAGCTTCCGTATCTTCAGGCACAAGTATACTCTTAACAATAAAATGTAATGATTGTAACGGTAACCCTTTAAGTGATATGATTTTAACTTTGAAAGATGGAACAAACATTTTAACCACTCTTACAACTGATACTAATGGATTAGCCACTTATACATTAACAGTAACAGCAAGTATGAGTTTAACAGTAACAAATACTGCAACAGATAATTATAATAGTTGCACAAGCGAAACAAGAACAATAACACTCGCATAATAAAGGGGGGTTAATTCATGCACAAAACACAAGAAAAATATCGTTATCAGTCAGTTTATGCAGGATATTGTGTAAATTGTAAACTTGAACAAGCACATGAATGCACCTTAGCATTATACAAAAATGAAAAGAATAATTATGAATGCTACAATTACGAGGGGGTAAATATTAAATGATAAATAATACAATAAACCCAAAAATAAAAACTTACAATGAAATATTTATTGATTTATTAACCCGTGCATATCAACAAGGACTCATAAGCGATGATACTCATTTCCTCGAATACATAGAAAATGGTGTTGATATTGAAAATATGTACATACTAACACTCTCAAACTATTCCCAGGAGTATGAACAAGAATACAATGCACTGAAATCCATTATAAACTCAAATGATATAGATAAAGCCACAGGTTCAGACCTTGAAATACTTGGTAACCTACTCGGAATACCACGACCAACCGGTACACACCCACTCGTAACTGTGACCTTCAGCATAATCGCAACCACAGATAATAATATTATAATACCAGCCAACACTATACTTACAAGTACAGAGCAAGATGTAATCTATTACACCTTAGAGGAGGTTAGTATACCGAAAGGACAATTATCAGTTGATGTTACTGCACAAGCACAACACATTGGACACACTGACAGTGTCAATCCTAATACTATAACATTAATCCAATCCACTTTAAATACTAAGTTGAAAGTAAGTGTAAACAATACAACTGCAAGTACTGGTGGAACAGAACCAGATGATGATAACACTTACCGATTAAGGTTAAAAAAATGGAACACAACACTCAAACGCGGAACCAAAGATGCCTACGAGTACTACCTACAAAATGTTGATGGATTAGAAGGATACAGATTATTACCCAACTGGGACGGAACAGGAACCGTGAAAGTAATCGTAGACCCAAATACTCAATACATGGTAGATACAATCGCAAATGACCTATTCCAAGATGTGCAAAGCTTCGATGATGATGTCATCGTTGAAGGAGTAACCCCCATTACAATAAGTGTAACCTGCAATGTTAACATCACCCTTGATGAAACCTACACATTAAGCGATACAGAAAAACAAGACCTACAAGACAAGATAAGAATGGCAATTGAATACTACATTGATGGAGGAACCTACAACAATCTCACATATACAGGATTACAAATCGGTGAAGACTTCATACCATGGAAATGCAGTCTATTCATAAATAATTTCCTTTCAACTGTGATTACTGACCCAAACAAGAGACACATACAAGACATAAGTTTTAAACCAACCATTAAAAACGATACCGACAGTTTATCTCCAGTAGTACTACCTGATTATATTCCAATAGAAGATGAACAAATAGCAACACTCCAAAGTGGATACTCAGTAAACCTTGATGAAACATTAACACCAGTACAAAGTGGAACTATTAATATAACAATTAATTAAAGGTGGTGGAGAATATAACAAAGAAAACAAGACTCGACAAACTTAATAAACGATTTCCAGTAGAATTAAACACCACCAACACTTCCAATATTTATCAAACCAACAAAGTATTCAGTAGAGAACTAATCAACCTCGAACACAACCGATATCTTACAAATAATATTAAAAGATTAAATAGACCAATACGAATATGGAAAACACAGACCGCACCAAATGAGTACAGTATAAATTGTATTATCCAAATTCCAAACCTTAAAAGTGTAACTATTGCATCAACAAATGAAACCTTAGAGTATAGTGATGAAAATATTACCTCAAAACTTCCACATATTGAAACATTTAGTGAAGTGGATCAAGTTGGTTACTATGAATATACTTCACCAGTAATTAAAACTCCTGAATTAATTCCAAGTACACTTTTTAAGGTTACTGTTGAAACCTATGATGAATTACGAATCGTGAAAGGGTACCCTGAAATAAGTAGTAATACACTTAATTCTCTTAAAATTGAAAAGGAGAGAATAACCGATACTGGTTATGATTTAAATTTCAGTACAAGTTTAACTGGGATTAAAAATGTACTTATAAGAAGTGTTAATACAGAAACTGGGAAGGAAACAAGTATAATAAATAATACTTACACTACCCCAATTAACACTTACAATTATAGTCACAGTATAAAAGAGGATAATAACTTGGAATATGAGTTTATAATCCAAACAAATGATTATGGAACCTACTATAATTCATATGATAATAATTCAAGTAACATTAATCCTTATACACATGACTCTAGTTTAGATATTATAGGAGCATTATTAAATGTTCCACGAAGAAGATATATTAACAAATATGATTACACTAGTTTAAATGATTATTACAAACACGTAGACCCTTCCAGTACTGAACCAACTTATTATAATCAAGTTGATGAATCCGATTATGATTATGAAAATCGTATACGATACTACATAACAAATTACAGTACTGGTTACTTGCCATGCTTAGAACTATTTAAACGGTTAAGTACTGAATCCGACCTTGTCAATCGTAAAGAGATATTGATAAGACAAGATATTGATAATATGTGGGAAGAAGGATGCTTAGATTATGATGATGAATTAGAGAAACAGGATACACTTATAAGTTTCATGAACGATACTGATGCTACCATAATGGAGGAGAAAATAGTTAAACTGAAAATAAGTACCACGGAAAACACTCCAGTAATTGATGGAACCATACACGTATTAATTGATGGTACAAGTTACAATATACAAGTAAATAATGGTTACGCTACAAAAAAGGTAACATTTAGTACTCCTGGAGAATACCCAGTAACCGCCATATATAATGGAACCACGGAATATAATAGTAGTACTAAGATAAATCAAACATTAATCGTGCATAAACGACAACCAACCCTAAAAGGATTAACTGTAACAGGTAAACCAGGAGCAACAATAGAACTCCAAGCCAACATCACCTACCCAAATCATTACATTAATAATAAGAAAATAATTGTAGATGAAGGAATAATTAACTTCTCAATTAATGGGAAAGTTGTAGGTTATGGTAGTGTAAGTAATGGAGTTGTGAAAACAAATTATACTATACCCGTCAATGCCTCTACTGTAAACACAATCGTGAAAGCATCATATAATGGTACAGATTTATATGAAGCCTGCACAGATTATTTTAATATTATAATAAGACCTAACAAGATAGGTACACGCTTACAATCCTTTACGGTTCCTTGTAATATTGTAGGGGCATTACTTTATGATAAAACTGGTAAAGCATTAACTGGTAAAGCATTAAAGGTTCAAATCAATGGAATAACAGCTGATACAATAACATCAGACAGTACAAGAATATGTTACACCAGTAAACTAAATTATATAAAACAAGTTATTGATCCAGATACTGAAGAAATCACTACAGCAGGGGATGTAGTAACTCTTGTGTATGATGGTGATGAATTTTATGAATCCTGTAATGTTCAAGTATATCCCCCCCTCAATACACAGGAGAAAAAGGTTCGGGATGTGTACTTTAAGTATGCTTATGTTTATCCTGGAATTGTAATATGTAAAGTCTACGATGAATACAATAAACCAGTAACAACTGGTAAACTTTATTTCAATAAGAATGGAAGCACAGTAAGTGGGGGAGAACAGAAAGTAACCAGTACAGGTTATAATAAGATACAATTCACCGGTTATAGTCAAACAGATGTATTAACCATTAGTTACTCAGGTGTAACAAATAAGTACAATCCTCATCTTGTTACAATTGATACAAGTGTAGACCTCTTATTAACTCCAACCCTCACATTTGGTTTCTATGATAGTACTGGAACAGCAATAACTGATATTGATGCAGGAACAAAAATTTACCTAAAAGGAAAACTAACCTACAATACCACACCACTCAAAAACCAACCATTAGAAGTATGGATAGGCGATCACCTCGCAATTAACAAGACAGCAGATGTGAATGCAACAACCGACAATAATGGGGAATACTCAATTCCATATACTCCAACAAAAAGTGGATTACTAAGTATAACCTTAAAGTATCCTGGAAACGATAAATACAAAGCCGTAACCGTAACTAATAGTTTAAGTGTTGTTACAGTTAAATTAAATACTAGCATCACACCAGTAAGTAAAACCTCAACCAGTTTCACTTTTGGATTGTATGATAGTAATGGTTTAATCGTGAATGGTAAAACAGTAAACGCTACCGTAAACGATGAAGTACTCGACACAATAGTAACTGATGGAGCTAACACAGTAATCACATTACCAACTAATCCAGCAAGTGATATAGTACTCAAATTTGATGGAGATGAAAACTACAACTCAACATTATTTAATGTAACACAATGGAATCCTGGAAGTGTACCTGAACAAGAAACAGATATAGACCCAATAATAACAGTAACATCAACCAATCCCAGTTTTTATGTTGGAATGAATTTGGATCTTCATGCACAAATTCTTATACCGAATATGAATCCTGGAGAAGATTATGTTAAAGGTTCAGGTTTACATTTAACCCTCACAGAGAATGGTGTAATCGTCCTTTCAGGTGTTACTGATACGAATGGTGAATTAATTTTTAAAAAGGCTAACCTTACAGCTGGTACATACTCTTATAAGGCTACAAGTAAAGCTTATGGGCACATTCAAACAGGTACTAGTACGGATTATACTTTCACATTACTCCCTGATAGTGAAACTATACAAGACACAAAAACAAGCCTTACAAGTAATGTTAATGGTACTGTGATTCATGTAGGGGGTACTGTAAAGTTAAGTAGTAGTACAGTTGGAACAAGTGGGGCGGTTAATAGTGGTGATGTTAAATTTTATAAAGAAATAGATGGAACACAAACATTATTAGGCACTGTAACCGTGAACAGTAAAGGAGTAGCTGAATACAGCTTCACACAAACTAAAACTGATGCAACTGTGAACAAACAACACTTTTACACTGTATATGTGGGTACTACTCAGTATCGTACAAGTACAAGTCAAAACAGTACTGGAAACTATTACTATACAAGAATAGCAACAACAACAAGTATCGGAATGTATAATGGAGAATCATCAAATATCTTAACTGGACAAACTGCACATATTACTGGAACAGTACATAATGCTCCTGACTCTGAAGTAACAAACAATATCATACAAGTATCCGATAATGGAACCCATATCTTGGATATTGGTTGGTCAGAATCAGTGAGTGGAAGCTATAATTATAGTACTACAAGTGCAGGAACACATATAATTCATGCTAAATGGACTGGTGATGGAATATATGAAGCATCCGAAGCTAGTATGATAATAACTGCAAGTAGTGGAAAAGCCACTTCTAATATAACCATAAATACAACAACAATTTATTATGGGGAAAACATCACCGCAAACCTAACCGCAAATGGTAACAGTTTAAGTGGGGCAACATTAACCTTCAATGTTAATAATAGAACCTTAAGTGCTACAACTGATTCGAATGGTAATGCTTCAGTAACTACAGCCGGTATACCAGACATGGGGCAAGGAGATTATACTATAAGTGTAAATTATGAAGGAAATGAAGCTGTTAACCCTAAAAGTACAAGTAAAACTATTAGTGTTAAAAAGCATAGTACAAGTGTAAATATATTACAAACAAGTATTAATCGTTGGGATAACTTACAAGTACAACTCTTAGGTGATCATGGGGAATACCTTGGTGCTCAAGTAATTAATTATAATATTACATTTAAAACTGGATTTAAATCCTATGCAGTTACTACTAGTGGGGGTGATGGTATTGCAAACTTAACTATTGGTGCTGAAGCTCAAACACTTAGTGTTAGAGCTGTGTATGGGGGTAATCAATACTACAATGGTAATGAGGATACTAAAAGTGTTGTTGTTGCTGATTCCTGTAGTTTAAACTTTACTAGTAAAACTGTAGTGTATAAGGAACCTTTAACTGTAAGATTAACTAGTAATGGTGATGGTACAGGTGTTAGTGGAAAAAGTATTACTTTAAATCTTGGTAATAGTGATGGGAATAAGAATTATTACTTAACCACAGATAGTAATGGTTATGCTTCTTTAAATGTTACTACTAATCCAAGTAAAGGATTAACAGCAAATGCAACATTTGGAGGGGATAGTAATTATAATAGTGCCACTACTGGAACTCAGAGCATAGATTATCAACGCCGTGACAGTGCAGTTTATACCAATATTAACAGTTTAAAAGTTGGGGGTACCTTGAATGGTATACTTTATGATTTAAGTGACCAGACAATTGATGGTAAAGCATTGAGTAATTGCACACGATTAAATAACTTAAATATGCCAGTAACCTTAACAAGTAAAGTTACAGGAGCAGGTAAAACCTATGATAGTAGCTTAGCCACAAATTCAAGTTATAATACTTATACTAATGAATTTGGGCAAAGTTGGATTAAAGTCAATATTGTAGGACAATTAACCTATCAGTATGTATTTGGTGGTAATGATTATTATAAAGGAAGCAGTAGTAGTGTTATAGATTTAAATGTTACAAATTAATATAAAAGGAGATTAGAATAGAATGGCAACATATACAGAAGAAACAGGATTAAATAGTAATGGTGATGCAGCAATAACCATCACCATGTTTGATGATGATAAAAACCCAATAGATTACACCGAGATAAGTGCAAGTAACTCAGATAATGCTTATGCGAAACAAGTACTTGTAGGTACAGAAGGAAAAAGTGGAAGCCTCACAGTATACCGTTCAGGTCGTACTTGTGTTTTAAAAGGTATAAATTATGATTTAAAGATTAATGGTCCTGCAAGTTTCTATAAGAATACAGCATTCCAATTAGAAGAAAAGTTTAGACCTGAACTTGATTGGTACTCATATAATTGTTGTATTGCTTATACTAGTTGGAATGATACTAGTATTGCGAATGGTACAGGACAAGCACTAAATTCCCCTTTAAGTAGTCAGGAAGCTTACGCGATTAGTATACTCGTGGATGCGAACGGTTACTTGAATGGGAAACTTCACAGATACGGTTTCACCACAGAAGGTTCAAGCGTATTAGTTAATTTCGAGATTACATGGTTAAAAGATTAAATAGGTGAGAATGATGAGTAAGTCATGCTCACGAAAATACCAACGAACCCCAGAAAACTATAACAGTTGTTGCTATGATTTATACATGGATTACGCAAGTATCCCAAGTAATATATCCAAACCTGAAGGAGAAGACATCAGTAAACTATTAAAAGATACTATGCCCATTGCAAAGAAAGTATTCTTCAAGTATCAAACAGATGAATTAACACCAAGTAATAGTTTTAGTATCCAAACTAGTTACAGTATTGGATACTTAACCCCCTCTTTAACAATTGATAAGGATTCAATAACAAGTGTCACGGATAATGTCAGCATAAATGGAACACAAGTCATAACAAATAATGACAACCCATGCACCATAAAAACCAACAACATACCATTAAGAGGAACAAATCCAATCGTATACGCCACCACAACTGGAAAGAATCTTGACATAACCATCATGGATACTAATACGAATAAGCAAATCATGAAAGCAACCAATTTAGATGAATTAGGTAACATCACCCCTACTGGTTTGAATGTTTACTGCCTTATCAATATCCCAAAAGATGGATACTTCACCGAGTTCGAGTTATATACAAAAACAATAATCAAGGAGGTTTAAACCGTATGAATGTTAAAGGAGAATACGAGTTCACATTAAACTTTACCAATATGTTCATAAATGTATCATTACCCCTATATCAAAGCACCAATTTAGTAGTAAATACAGGAATAAAATATTTTTTAAATCGTCTAATTAACGATGATTATGGTAGGATAAATGCAGTAGCATTAGGTACTGGAACGGATTCACCAATCCTAACAAATACAAGTCTACAAAATGAGACAAGTAGAAACAGTCCACAAAAAAATGTAATCGACAACACAATATATTTAAAAACAATATTCAACAGTAACAACATCAACGGCACCACCGAAATAGGAGTCTACGCCGATGATACAATACTAATAAGTCGAGATGTTTACATTAACGATTTAATCATACCAAGTAATAGTACAATAGCATTAACCTACACTTACAATATTGGAACAGGAGAAGAAATAACAGACTGGGCAAAATATATGGAGAAAGATTATGTATACACCACTGTCCGAGTAACAAATCCAAGAAACATACTCGAAGACCACGTTAATGGTTACGTTAAAAGATTAAACCTCGAAGAAGTATCAACCAAACCAGGCAGTTACTACTATGATGAAAACTTAAAAACCATATACATACATTGTAGTGACAGTCAACCCGCAAAAAATCATACAATACAAATTAACTATTAGGAGGAAAAATATTTGACAGATTGTAATAACAATTATACACCAATCCAAGCAGAAAACTTTGGAGAAGGAAAAAAAGTAACCAGTAAACTATTACGAAACCTGGGAGAAAACTGCATCTACCTCAAAGACCAAACAGAACAATTATGGGATAATACCGACCCACAACCAAGAGTTAATTTCACCCCCATCGCTATGGATCCAACAAAAAGTTATGGTGTAATGGAAGAAACAGTTAATGGTATACCCTGCTATATGTTCAATACATCAACAAGTTTTCATGGTTCAACATTGTTTCGTAACTTGAATACGATAGATGAAACAAAGACAACTGCACAAATAAATACGGGGGATGGTGATGCAACTATACCCCCAGTAAAAGCAACAGATATAACCCTTGACTTTACAGACACCCTCAATGGTCCATGGGGTAGTATGATTGCGAATGAATTCTGGTATGTAAGTTACAGTCGTACACAACCATACATCACAACAAGTGAAATCCTTACAAATCAGGATAGTACCAAAATCCCTGCAGTGTGTCGTGCACAAACCTTTAAACCAACCAAAACTGGATATTTAAGAAGATTAAGTTTAAACCTCCATGCAAACAAAGATGCACAATACCCATTAATCGTAGAGATTTATGATGCGAATACTTACCCATACAAGAAACTTGCAAGTACTACTTACAGTTTTGACTCCAATACGGGAGGAATAGTAGCGATACCCTTCCAGAATCCAGCATACCTCACAGCTGGACAAAAATACAGTTTCAGAGTAAGAAGCCCATTAACCACTTTCGATAAATCCTACGCCATCGGTGGATGGAGTAAAAACTGTGAAAACAATTCCTACTCAGGATATAATGGTGGAGATGCTTGGTTATCAGAGGATAATGGAGCAACATGGATAGCATTCGGTAAAGATGAAAACGTATCTTACCATGATGGGCAAAAGAAACCCCAAGACTTTGCATTCCAATTAGGAATCGACACAGGAACCAAATCATATGACACGGCTAATACTTACTATGTCTATTTCAAACCATTACGAATGGATCCATTAGTCCAAGCAAAGATAACTATAACTGGACGGAATGAAAGTGATGCGGATAATAATGTTAAAACTTCATGGCAATTCCAATACAGTGTAACTGGACTTGATGGGGATTGGATTAATGTAAGTGCAAGTGATACTATTGATTTTAGTAATAACTTCCCTACAACATTATTTTTACGTTGTGCAATGAGTACTACTGCGAGTGGTTACACTCCTCATTTACAAGGAGTGGAATTATCCTGTACTTGTCAAAGACCATTAGAAGCATACTTACGTACAGAATTTTATAGACCACCAACAAGTAACAGTTTCCTTAGCCCTCACTTATGGGCGAAAGCTAATGCCCCTTACATTACAATGGGAGATGCAACAGTAGGAGTAGACCTTATAAGGGATATGGTTCATGTGGAAAACATTACATTAATCACAGTTACAGATATTACCCCATATTTAACCACGGATAGTTTAGTACACCTTAATGATAGTACAGCTACTAATTATATGGAATATTATACGGCTGATGAAGTAGCAACTCTTATCACTAGCCTACAAACTAATAGTGTTATAAGTGCAGATAAAGTCAATACATTCCTATTAACCGAAGATGGTATAGGATTAGTTGAATACTTAAAAGAACACAGTATATACTTTAATACTACCACTAGTTTCACATTAGGCACCTCACCTGCTTATCCGATGATTTATTGTAAATTACAAAAACTTGACGGTACTGGTTATGAGGAGTATGGGGAATCCTACGATTACTCAGTGGATTATGATAATGATTTAATAACCTTCTATGATAATAGTACTGGCACACAATTAACCACACTACCAGCAGGAACCCTTACAATAGAGTACAATCCAGTCTATATTAAAGACTTAACAAATGACGATTTCCAAACAGAGGAAACCATGATAGATGATACTTTAAGCACTATTGGGGTTACTCAAGGAGAAGGATTCCACCTCGATTATCTTGTAGAAACTTTCACGATTGGTACGGATAGTGATACTGATGCGAATAAGGATGGGCAATTCCAGTACAAGACAAGTGTATTACCCATGCAAGCGATACGATGTTTGAAACTTTATCCTGATACTACAGCTGAAGCAATACTTTATGAGGGTGAGATTTATGATTATACAGTGGATTACACTACTGGGATTATTACTTTTAATGAGTTGTATAATACTCAAGATTTAAGCATACCCGCCGAAGTACATTACACCCCATACCTCACAGAGGGGGGTTTAGCATTCGCTTACAGACTTAAAAGGGAGAATAATACGGATAATAATCAAGCATACCTTTATCCGAACAGTTTCGATTTCAGAGTATAACAAGGAGGGAAAATATTATGACTTATACAGATTTAAGTAAAAGTACAAGTAGAATAACATTAGCAAAGTTTAAAGAGATTAAAGCAAGAGTGGACAAATACCTAAGTGATGGGGGTAAAGTTACAAGTACCTCAAGAGTGTGTCCTGATCACCCAGACCCCTCAACATATATACTTTATTCACAGTATTTGAATATGTTAGCACGGTATAATGCTTTTATTAAGAAGAATGGTCGTGAACCTAAAACTTTACAAATCTATGTAGATGCCACTAATCTAAGTAGTACAGGTGCAAAAATACCATTAGCAACATTCTTAGATATGAAAGCACGAGTTAATAGTTTTATTGCGAATGGTGGAAAAGCCGATAATGATAGAAAAATATATTTAGATTATACTACCCAGATGGATTATGTGGTATATTCAGAGTACTTGAAAATGTTGAAAAAGTATGATGCCTATGTAATCAAAAATGGTAGACAACCAAAATATATTTCAACATCAACAACTCCATCCGATACAACAGATACTGAAGTTAAAACAAGTGACTGTTACAGCAGTCCACGATGGTTTAGTGGAAGCGAAATTGTACAAGACACATTATACTACTGTGGGTGCAATACAGTACAACAAATCCTCAAAGAACTAACAGACATATTTTATAGTGAAAAAAGTTTAGCAAGGATCATGGGAACAACAACAAATGGTACAAGTCCAAACGAAATGGTATCATGTTTAAAGAAATTATTAACCCAAAATGGATATAAAGTAAAAACTTGTAAATGGGTATATCTTAGCGATTATACTTGGGATAATATTGGTAAGATGATAGCAGACCCTAAAATAGGTATAGGATTACATAGTGTGTATAAATTACGGTGGGGGCATTACGAATATTGTATTAAGTTATGTAAAAGTACTGAAACTATTACAATTGCTCAAGGATTAAGTGGGGGATACATTCAAAATAGAAGTTTCACTACTATGAAGAAATATGCTAATGCTGCAAGCTACCCTTCACTTTTAATTGTTGAAGTAGCATAAACTTTATATACTTCAAAAAAAAGAATACTAATTAAGTTGTTTGTATTCTGTTTTTGAATACTTTTATTTTTGATTTGTAGTTATTTGTAGTAACTATAAATCATATTTGTTTACTTATTCTTCACATATTTGATAATCCTTAATAACTCAAAAAAAGGAAATTATTCTATTTTTTTTACTTTAAACCAAAAAGTATATATAGTAGTATACTCATAGTATACTATACAGAAGATTAATAGGAGAAAACAAAAATGTATAATAGTACTTGGAAAAAAAATAAAATCGAACTTGACATTCTAAACGAAAAAGGAAACCTCATAACAGGAGCATATGTCTACATTGTAGGGGATCATCTTGAAAACAAACAAGGAAAACCATTACTATGCAGTTGCACTGGAAAAACTGAAAAAACAGCATCACCCGTACTATACAAAGATGGAGAAGTAAAATGCAGCAATCCAAACTGTAAAAGAACCTTCAAAATTGTTTACACATATGAAGATGAAATGAAAAAAATAGCAGAATATGAAGCAAGAAAAAAAGATGAATTTAAAGTAGAATTAGCTGATGAAGATTGGGAAACAGGTATAAAATATTATATGCTAAGCAGTCGCGTTGATTCTGATGTTTGGAAAAAAATAGCAAAATACTTCACATATTACCATAAAGGCGAAATTGAAGACACAGCATCAGGTTACCCATTAACTGGTTGGGCTACAAGACAACCAGAAGAAGTTGAAAAAATATTAGTAAATGAAGGTTTAATTCAAACAAAAAATACTTTAAAAGCACAGGAAGAACAAAAACAAGAAGCAAAAAAACATGATACTGAATTAGAAACAAAAAGAGATGAATTAAAAAATAGGATAGATGAAGCATTCAAAAATGCTGAATATCCTACAGAAGAAAAACAAATACAAATTGATGGAAAAGATTATGAAGATCCAACAAACCCTAAAAATATTTATGGTGGGGGCAGCTGGTATACTGTAACAGAAAAGTATATTTATTTTGTACAGAATAATGGGGCTGATGGGGATGACTGGGGAAGGAATAATATAGCTACTGCAGGAGCTGGAGCAATAGGAATACGAATCCAATATAATAAAGAGATTGAAGATTTAATAAAAGAATATGTGGTGATGAAATGAAAATGAGTACTATAAAATTATCACAAAAAACAAAAAATAAATTAGTTAATTTACGATTAACTGATGCTGAAACATATGAAAATATTGTACTTAGATTAATAAATTCTTATATGAGGGATAAAATGAAAATCGAACTAATAAGTAAAGAAGAAACAAGTAACCCATACGGAAAAAAATTAATAATTTATCGATATTATAATGAAAAAATGAATGATATTATTGTAGGTTTTGATACTGATACTATTATGGATTTAATGATCAAAGTTGATGAAGAATATTTACGAAAAATACGAATCGGTACAAAAAGTAGTGAATTTAATACTACCTATTATTATATCGATGTTACAGTACCTAAGGATTCTACAGATTCTGAGAATTTAGCAGTAGAAGCTTTAAGTAAAATTCTTAAAATATGTGAAGGATATTAAGTGAATAATTTATTAAAACACTTCTAATTTTATTTTTTTAGTATAGTGTAAGTTGTACCTAATGCTAAAACCAAACTTAAACCACTAATAATATACATTAACACTTCACCAAAAATAGTACCCCAAGGTATAAGTGTGCTTATAATTGCAACTACCCCAAATAATACAATGAAGTAAATTATTGTTAAAATTCCAAATAATACAATTGTGTATATTGCTCCGAGTATTCCCTTAAAAACTGCCATAAATAATTCATCTCCATTTTTATTTTTAATTCTTTAACTTATCATTCTCTTTTTTCATATTAACTATTGTACTTATTACCCCAACAAGGATACTTAACCAGAAACAAACATCAAACATATGATAATAATCTTCAGTTGTAGGTATCACTATAAAGAAATCCATAATGAATGTAACGAATAAGAATAATAAAAAATACATTAATATGAATAAGAATAATAATCCAATATGATGCAATACTGTTTTAAGATCCATAATAATATCACTCCCTGTTATTATATTTTATAGTTATTATGATTTAAATTTTTTCATTCAACTTTAATTAATAAATATTATAGGATTGTTCAAGGAGTATATAAAAGAAAAAATAGTAAAAGTGAATGTATGAAAATAATACAATAAAATAAAAATAACACGTCACATCTAACTATTTATGGGCGTAATAAATACCCTAAACCAACGTTAAAAACACATAAATAAAATAGGTACACATAAATATAATACATGAAAAATAATGCTGAAATAATCCAAATGATAAGTGAAAATAAAAAATTAAAACCATCCACAACAAGATTAGATACTTACAGTTTAAACCTTTACAGTAAAATTGAAGGTTTAAGTTTAATGGAATTAATACAAGAAGCAGATGATGATGAAGAAAACATTAGAAAAGTACGAAGAAGAAGAATAAATAATCACTTAGATCATTTCATAAATTGTCTCGAAAATGATACTCATAAGCATAAACGAGGAATGGGTTACACTCCACGAAGTATACATGACATACTTAGCCGTGTACGAGCATTTTATAATTATTATGAAATACAATTACCCAGAACATATCTCCCACAAATACCCTCAAATGAGAAAAGTACTGATATTCCCACATTAAAAGAAATAAGATATGTAATAGATAACACGGGTAAAAGTAAACATCGTGCAATAATATTATTCATGTTAAGTAGTGGTTTAAGTAGTAATGAAGTATCATCATTAACAAAAAAACAATTCATGGAAGCCACATCTGAGTATCAGAATAGTCAAAGATTACCCGATGCACTTGATGAATTAAAAACTTTAATTGATAATGGTGAGGCTATAATACCAACATGGGAATTAACTAGGGGTAAAACAAATTATAATTTCATCACATTTAACAGTCCTGAAGCTACAATGGAAATAGTTGAATTCTTGACAACTAAAGCACATCCCACAGATAAACGTTTATTCGAGATGGGTAATGTAGGAATAAATGATTTATATTTAAAGCTGGGTAAACGAAACAATATTGGTTATACTAATAATGGACATAATAAGTTTCATAGTCATGCAATGCGTAAAGTATTCGCCACTACTTTAGCAGGAGTGGAGATTAATGGGGTTCCTTTGGATAGTTTATTTATAGAATTTTTGTTGGGGCATAAACTTCCTGGTAGTATGGAACCGTATTATAAGAATCGGCCTGAACGTTTAAAAAAGATTTATATTCAGATAGTGGATAGTTTAAGTGTTAATGATTTAAATAAATTAACTATTAAAAGCCCAGAGTATTTAAAACTTGAAAAGGAGAATAATGATATGAAAACAAATATTGAAGCAATAGTGGAGGAGGCTATGTTGAAGCATGATCAAGAATTACGTAAACAACAAGATAGGATGAGTATTGATGATTTATTCCATGATTTTTAATTTTTTATGTGATTGTTTAATTTTTTATTGGTGGGGGTTGAACTGGGTGTGGTGTTAATGTTTTTTCTTTTATTTTTCTTTATACTTTTTTTCATATTTTATTATACAGTTTTTATTTTTGGTAATGATTTTTAACAGTTAACTATTTTATACTTTTTTTATTGGACACTATAATTGGGGATGTATGTGTTTTAATTTTCATAGTTGAACATTATTACAAGTTTATCAAAATATAATTGAACATTTAAACTTACAGTTAAACTAATAATGAATAAACCAACAAGTTTATATATGAAGTAAACTATAATAATATGCGGGAACAATTATCCCTAAAAAAATTAGTGAAAAAGGTAATACTAAAAACTAAATATATGAAATAATAAAATAAGAATTAATAACAAATTTTGAGAAGGAGTAAGGATTAAACGGTACGGCAATACCTAAAACCTAACTCCTCTCACGGTTATTAAAAAATAGATACACATTGTGACGTGATATTATTCCTCATAACCAAGAATATTTATATTGCAAATGCTATTTAAATTTTATTACACTTACAAATATAAAATTGAATAGTCCACAAAAAGGCGTGGGTGTAAATACTTACTTAGCGAGAGCTGTGTTAAATTTTAAGCTTTTTGGCACCACAAAAAACAAGACTTTTTTTAAAAAACTTAAAACATTTTATTCTGATTTTTCTGCAATTACAGAAACTTTTCCATTATCCATGTTTACATCAACATTCCATTGGATTTTATCCCCTGCGGATACTCCTAATATTTTAACTATTTCTTTAGGAATACCAACTCTAAGAGAATTTGATTTGGTGTTCGCCATGTTGATCTTACTTTTATATTTAAACATTATCATAATCCTCCATTTATATGTTTATAGTAATAAATTTGTAAGTTATGTTATAAATAATTATCCTTTTACATTACTTTTTATATTACCTTTTAGGTGGTAACATTTATATATGAAGACAACATACATAATAAGTAGAGCATGAAATTCAGGACGGCAATCCTGAACGAGAAAACTCTCAAAAAAAATACATTGTGACGTGATATGAAATGAAAAAAACTACAAGAAATGGGGTTCCTGGCTACTTCATCACAACAGAAGAAGCACTACGATTAGGTAATGCTTGGAGATACTACCAAGACAAAACCCAAACCGAAGAAACCTACATCAAAGAATATGTACGAAAACACTACCCCCCAAAGGTGATAGTATGAGTACAATAGAACTATTTTTAGGCAACCCATCAGACCCACAAATGGAGGACCCTGACTATGATCCATGGGATAATGACATCCAAGAAAATGAAACTAATTTTATACGAAATCTTTTAAAATCAGAACCTTTAGATGATGATACTGAATGGGATGGAGAATCAGAACCTCCTAAAAGTTACACTCCTGAAGGCGATGATTATGTGCAAGGAGGTTTAAGATAATGTATTTTAAACCAGACTATTTTGAGGAAGAAATAGAAATCCGAAATGAGTACAAAGCCGATGAATTATGTAAGGATGTTTCTCCTTACTACATTCATTATCAAGGCGAAAAATGTATTGTTGATGGGGTGAATAAGAAAGGGGCTGAGAAGAATTACTTACGCCTCTACCCTAATACCATAAAATCTAAACTAATCATTAACTCTGTTGAGGAGGAATTTGAATGAGTAGAAGTATGAGTGCTGTGGAACGATGGGATTACTCCCGTCGTTTTCAAGTTGGAACCTGTACTGATATAGTATGGGGTGAATTTGTAATAGTTGATGAGTATGGTCATAAGAAACTAGCTAAACTTGGAAGAGGATTAGACAAGTTAACAATTATGGATTTCTTACCAGTAAAAGTCATGTACAAATATACTGGTAAAGATTATGTCATAATTGATTATGAAATAATGGATCACCCCTCACTTGGGGAACAAAAAGAGCAAATGGAACTTGACACATGGAGTTGAGAGTGTGAAATTTAAACAATTATTTTTAACTTTTTTATATTACTTACAAAAGAAGAAAGCTGAAATAGATCATATTGAACAAGTAAAATCATTATACCCACAAGAGGATTAAATTAGTAAAGGAGAAAAACTAATGAGATATGAAGATAACAGAACATTGAAAGAATTATCTAAAGAAATGGCCGATACCATCGCCTTTGAGGATGGCACACTCAAAAAACATACAAAAGCAAAATTTGTTGGTAAAAGTATGAAAGATTTATTGAATAATGCAGGTGGACAAGATGAACAGTAAAGAATTAACAGATTTAATACATGATGTTAGCCTTGCTGAAATCCAGTATTACAAGGCTAAAGAGAACCGTGAACATTCAGAGGATGAAAAAAATCTCACAATAAAATGGGATACTGTGAACGATTATAGGAGCAGGGAGGATTTACCTCCCATCAAAAATGAAACACAGCGTAAAAGTTATATCCGAACATTGATTGAAGATTATAAGCACGAGGAACACTGCAAACTTGTAGAATTAAACAATCTAAAAATGTTGTATGAAAACCGTGAAACTTTAAACTATAAAAAATGTGATGAAAATGAAGACAAATAAAGACTTAAATTACACATTAAAAGAGTTAATTCAAAAGTGGAGAAAATCTCCAAGTATGGATCAACTCGAAACAATAAGTACTGAATATGAGATTGATGGTGTAATACCAACAATCCCTGAATATTTAATCTTAAAACCTTTAAGTTGTATGAAAATCGTGAATTATACACGAGAAATTAAGGTGGAATAAATTATGGGAATAGAAAATCCGAAGAATGAAATCGTGACAGTTGAAACTCAAGTAGCAGCAAATGTGGATACTGCACTTGCAGAATGGAAAGCATATCAGGAAATCACAAAACAAATGTTAGATGATAGTGATTATCAGGATATTAAAGGTCGAAAGTTTAAGAAGAAATCTGCATGGCGTAAATATGCTCGTGCATTCAACATCACTACTACAATAGTTGATAAAGAGATTATAAAAACTGATAAAGGTCAAGTGAAAGAAGCATCTTTCATTGTACGAGCCACTTTACCTTCAGGTAGAAGTGCTGATGGATGGGGTAATTGTAGTAGAAGTGAAGGGAATAAAAGTCATCCTAATCATGATATTCCTGCTACTGCTGTTACTCGTGCTACTAATCGTGCTATTGCTGATTTGATTGGTGCAGGTGAAGTGACTGCTGAGGAGATGCAATCACAGTCTCGTGAGGAAAGTTATCAGAAAGCAAAAAGTAAACTAAAAAAAGATGTAATAGATGTTTAAAATTTTAGGAGTTGATTAAATATGAGTTTAGAAACAAAACAAGATAGTTTAAAAAAAGATACAAGTAAAGCAGCATTATTCGGTATGAAAGGAAGTATAGAAACATTTAATGATTATGAGGATTACACAAGATACCTTATAAATGATTTAGATGTAGGTGCAAGTATTACTGGTAAACCTGAATTATATCGTTTTGAACCACGCGAGGATAAGAAAAGTACCAGTATACGGTTAAGAATCGTAGATGATGTTAGTGAGGAATATATGGATTGTTACTGTAATATTCCATTAGCATGGCCAATCATTAAAGGAATTAATAAAAGTTTTGATTACTACCGAACCACCTTCGACCTCATAACAGGAGTATTCTACCTTATCGATGAAACAATGATATTAGATTCTAAAGGTAATCCTATTAATCGTATTGATGAGATTAATATGAAACAATTCATCGAATTCCTTGGTAACAAGGAAAGTATCACAATTGAAGTAACTGAAGGAAACCCAGAAACTGAATATAACAGTTTAAAAGTTTTAAAAATTGAATAAAAATTCTTATGAATAAAAATGTTAAAAGAGGTGATAAGCAATGATAACTGGAAACAAAGTACCCTCACATGATATTGACTTGTTCGAGTATAAGTTAAGTGTTGAAAAGAAAAGTAAACGAAGTTACGAATATTGCCTCAAAACAAAGAAAGGAAGAATATTATTCAAATACAATATCAACAAAAAACCAGGAGAATTAAATCATACCAGTAACGTAGTGATGGGAATCCTAAAAGAATTAGATGGGAAAATAACCATCACTACAGATGATGGTATAATTGGAAGTGTGGGTAAGGATCAAATACAGAAAAAGGTTATGGGTAAACTTGAAAATTTACAAGAATACTTAGATGCTTATGTTCAGAATCAAATTGATAATGAATCTGAAGTATTAATTGAGGCTAATAAGAAACGATTAGAAGATTTAGAAGTTAAGGCTGATGAATTTCTTAACTTCTTATATGTTCATAATTTAACTTTACCCGCTTTTATTTGGTATGCTGCTGAATGGTTGGCTGGTGGTGAATCTCAGAATACTTTAACTGGTTTGATTTGTCATTGCACTACTTATTTTAAGATTAAAAGTGTATGGTTTTTAGTGTTAGGTAAAGCTGGTGATGGTAAAACTGTTGTTGATAATGCGAGTGAAACTTTAATGTCTCCTGATGCTTTTGAGAATGGTCGTAAAACTGAGTCTGCTCTTCGTCGTAAAAGTCTTATTTGTGGTGAGGATTATTTAGATAATAAGATTTTGAAGATGGGAGATTTTGGAGGGGATAATGATATTGATAAATGGTCTGATACTTTGGATAAGTATAAAGAATTAGCGACTGATGGTAAGACTGAGATTGAAGTTACTAGTGATAGTGTTAATGAGGATACTGGGGAACGTGATGTTATTTCATTTCTTTTAACTGGTAATCCTAGTGTTTCTTTAACTAGTATTAATAGTGAACGTTTTGATGATCAGATTATGCGGCGGAGTATTAATGTGTCTCCTGTTGCTACTAATGAGGAGGTTCGTAAGTTTTATTATTATAATAAAGGTTTGATTAGTGAACATCGTGATTATGTTATTAGTGAGGAAATTAGTATGTTTCATGATTATGTGGAGTATATTCATTTAAAATATTCTGGTACTAAGATTATTAATCCGTATTGGTCTTGTTTGGATAAATGGTTTAGTGGTTCTGAATTTTATAAGACTAGTCTTAACTTATATCCGGCATTGGTGGAAACTGTTACTTTATTGAATTATGATGAGCGGGAACATTTTGTGAGTAATGGTGAAACTTATATTATTAGTACTAAGGAGGATAATCAGATTGTTGCTGATATTTTTAATCCATCTCAAGGTTTAAGTGAGTCTAGTGTTCGTATTTTTAATTTGATGTTGAAATGGTATAAGCCTTATGATCCTATGGAGTTAACTGAGTATAATAATGGGGATGCTACTATGCGTGAATGTAATACTATTTTTACTAGTGGTGAGATTAAGAATAATGGGAGTAAGATTCGTAAGTTGAAGGGTTTGCCTTATGGGGAGATTGTGTCTAGTTTGAATAATCATGGTTTGATTGAAGCGGTTGATAAGATGCGTAGGGGTAATAGGAATATTTATATTTTGAATCATATGGAACCTTTGGAAAGTCGTGAAATAAAATTTGATGATGATGAAATTTCTAAGTATATGGGTGATGTGTGTATGATGTATGGTGTACCTCTCTCACGGGGTGAAAAAATGATTTCTGAAAAAATTGGAGATAAGGCTTCTGAGGGGTGGGTTTCTGATTTAAAGCTTCCTCCGTGGGTTTCTAAATGCCCACTTCATGCCCCCGGTTGCCCCTCTGAGCCCGTAAAAGACTGGATTATTTACCGCCCAAGCCCCCAAAAACCTGAAGATGATGTACCGCAAAGTACCGCAAAGTAAGATGGGTGTAAAATATGAAAGTTCCAAATTGTATACCTAAATTTATAATAAAAACTAATAAGGGGAATCGTAATCAGAGTCTTTTTAATGCAATAAATCATGTAAGACGATTTAATCCCGAATGTGATTACAGTAAACTATATAATGTTGCATTAAAATTAAATAAACTCTTACAACCCTCTTTAAATGAAAAAGAGGTTAGTACAATAACTAGTCATGTACTTAAAAAAAGGTATAAGAGTAGTTGTAAAAAGTATGAAAAGTTTTGTGAAAGTTATCCTTGTAATTTTCATGGAGTTAAATATTTTAAAGATTATCAGCCAGGTTGGTGGAAGTATTTGGATTATGATAATAGTATAATTAATATTCCCGGATTAGTTGAGAAACATGTTTATTTGTGGGAAATTATGGATACTAGTAAATTGGATAGTGATCAGGTGGAACGTGTTCATGAACTTCGTGATGAGAAGGGTATGAGTACTATTATTGATGAAGTTTTGAAGTTAAAAGGATTACCTATTGGTGATGAAGCGTATATGTTATGGGAGAATTTTAGGAGTGATAATGTGGGGATTAATTATGAAATATGAGTCTTGTTGTATTTGTGGTAAAAGATTGTATGGTAGGGCGAAGAATCGGAAGTATTGTAGTAGTTGTTTGCCTAAGCATCAATTAAGTTTTAAATTAAATGATGAGGAGTATGAATTGTTTTTGGAGTATTATGATATTTTTGGGTGTGGCTCAGTGAGTGAGTGTGTTAAGGATTTAGTTTTGGAAGGTGTTAAAAGATGAGTGGTCGTTATCCTTATCATAATCCTGAGGATAGGTTATCTCATCAAGTAGGTACTACTGTTACTGAACCTCAATACTTGTTAATTAAGGAGTTTGCTGATGATAATGGTTTAACTGTTACTGGTTTACTTCGTGAATCTTTGAAGGTTTATCTTCGTGACCGTGGTGTACGATTATGATTGTAATCATTGATAGTCGTGAGAAGAAGCGTACAAGTGAAGCTCTTGAATACTATAATGGTAAAGGTCATACTGCTAAAATTAGTACACTTGATGTAGGGGATTACTTATTTGATGGAAAAGTTGTTTTTGAATTTAAGTTAGCTTCTGATTTTATTTCATCTATAAAAGATGAATCCGTTTTTAATGAGGCGGTTAATCAGGCACAAGTGTACCCTTTTCACTATGTAATCCTTGTAGGGAGTATTGTTGGTGTGTTGGAGGCGAATTATAATAGTAATCGGAGAATTCGTAGAATGTATCCGAATGTGGCTGAGTATTATAAATATAATACTAGTCAATGTACAGGGGCTATTCGTAGACTTAGAACTTTTACTAATGTGATTGAGTGTAATACGGTTAAGGGTGCGTTTAAGGAAATGTTACTCCAAAGCGATAAATGTTTACACTCCAAATCATATGGGGGGGTGGTTAGACCTACATTGAATACTTATAATCCTGTTAGTTTTCTTCTTGGGGGGTGTAAAAACATTTCAGGTAATCGTAGTAGTAAAATTATAAGTGAATTACATTTAACTACTGTTAAGGATTTACTTGAGTGTGAGGAAGCTGACTTTTATAGTGTGGCTGGAATTGGTGAGAAAACAGCTAAAAACATTTACAAATGGATAAATGGAAAAGTAAAGGAGTAAAAATAAAGGAGGATTAAATTATGAGTGAAGATGTAGGATTTGATAAAGAATTAACTGATACCGTAATCGGTAGTAACTACAAAGAGATTACAGTACATTTAACCAGTGAACAAATACGAGTAAGTGAAACAGATAATATAATGATTTCAGATGATTTAATGCACATACAACACAAGAATAAAGAGGTTTGTATACCATTATGGAAGATTGAATACGTTGTAGTGGAACGAATACCAGAGGAATAGATTATGGATTTTAAAGATTTAGAAGTATTATTAAGTGATATGCGTACAGATGAACGAATAGATGTTTATACTAGTAATAAGAGTTGGATAGGGGTATATGAGGATAAATTTACTTTAACCCCTACACTTTTAACTATAAAAAAAGAGGATGGTACAATATATAATATTCCTAATGAGAATATAATAAGCATCACCATTCATGCAGAACATATTAAAAGACCAACAGAGATATGGAAATGAATGAATTCTTCATAATTTTTAATAAGTTTTTCACATGGTGGATTATGAGTTTAATATTTTTAGTTATATTATTAATTGGATGGGAAGTGATAAAATGAGTAATGAAAAAGGATTATTAGAAAGATTAGCAAGTTTAGAACATGAGCAATGGTGTGAGTGGAGTAAAAGTATTGCAAAAGATATAAATAACTTATTAGAATTAATCCCTACCGAGGATTTAGATGTTGAAGAGTTAACATTCTTTATGGACCAAAATGCTCGGTTGAATAGATGGGCTAAATTACGAGTACCTTATGAAGATTTAAGTGAAATGTGGAAAGAAGAAGACCGTAAATATGCACGAAAAGTATTAAAGGAGTTACAAAAATGAATAGATTAAATGAAACTAGTCGAAACCTCCGAGAAACACGAGAATACTATACTAAAATATTAAACAACAACACCCATACAAGTTTAACACATGAGGAAATACAAGAACGAATAAAAGAAATAGATAAACACTTAATCCGAATCAACAAGGAATTTAATGGAGGATTACAAAAATGAATCAACACACACGACTAATGCGAATCCACAGTTGTGGGGAATGCCCATATACAATTAAAACCGTGAATGGTTACAAATGCACTAAAACAGGGGAACATTTAAACAAAACAAATTATATCCAATTACTATTCCTTCCTGATCATTGCCCATTAAAAATGGAAACCCCTGGTGATAATGTTGAATTCTAGAGAACTTGATACTGCAATTACTTGTTTTAATACTGTTTCTGGATATTTACTTGGAGTAGTAAGTAGTTTACCTGAAGATGAATGGTGTACAAGTGAAGAATTAGTCATGAATAGTTTGAACTTGTTAGGGGAATTCTTACAAAGTTTAGAAGTTAATGAAGAATAAAAATTATTTTTATAAAGGGGGGTCAGTATGGTTGATATGAAAAACATAATCACAACAAAACAGGGGGAATACATAATCCGCAAAACCTTCAATGGACATAAATATTATTATGGAACCTACAAAGAATTACCAATCGCAATAGCAATCCGTGATGAACTACGAGAAGATAATTGGAACAAGAAAAACCTGATACATCACATACTAAAAGCAAAAATCGAGTATAATGATACTACAGAATTAATACAACAATATAATCCTAAAATTATAAGTAAATTATATAAAGTGCAATGTTGGACGGATTGTGAAATCCAACCCAACATGAATATGTTAGAATTACATTACAATTACACTCCAACATATCTCGTAACATTAAGAATTAAGGAATACTTGAAACCCGAATTAAAAGTAGTGAAGAATAATATACGAATGAATGGAGGCATGACAATATTATTACAACCAGAAACATCAACTACTTACTAAACACTTACAGTCACCGTGTACCAGGAGAACCACAAACCACACAACAAGAAACCCAACACACACAAAGAAGAAGTAATGCAGAAAAACATAAAATTGCTAACATCCTCATTACTAAGTTACCCATTAATGGGGAAGATAAACAACGAGTACATTACCTTATTGATAGGTACCAGGATTTTAATACTTTAAACCATCAAGCCACAAATGAACAAATCATATTATGTATTTGTTACTATGTAATGTTAACACGGAACCCAAGAGCACGAATAGAAAAATATTCAATATTCCAAGAATTAAAGGTGAATCCAAATATGTACTACTTGATCATTACTCGTATGTTAAAATTGGAACAAGAAGAATCAAGGTTAAAATATAATAAGAATTAATCTTTTTTCTTCCTTTTTTTATTAATTATATTAACAAAAAAAATTATCGTATGATACCTTATTTATTATTTACAGTATATAAATGTTTCGTATCGTTTTGTTGGTAGAAGTGTAGGTAGAATCATTTAAAAGGAAAGTGGACAAAAATGGGAACACTAACAACCAATAATATAGTATAGGATAGTTAAAATTTTCATAAAAAATAATTTGAAGTGTTGAAGATGAATTTTATATTAATTGATAAGAAATTCTACTATTAAATATTTTCGTGAAAAAAAAATATTATTATCAAAAAAAACTTAACGCACAAACATTCCCATTATTCACACATGAGAATCCTTAACCATCCTTATATAATAATCTATTTTATATAAAAATATGACACTAAAAAATGAACAAAAAACCACATAATGAGATGGAACCAGTCAAAGAAGACAAGGACAAAAAATTAAATCATAAATGTCCAGAATGTAAATCTGATCATATAGCATCAGTAGATGATACTGGAATATTATACTGTATGGATTGCGGTTTAGTTTTGACTGGGTATCCTCCATTAAATGTGAACAGTACACGAATAACATATGATTGGGGTTTAACATATTGGTAAGGATTGAAGAAGTCCAATTAATGGGTGCATAAATATTTTTATAAGTTCCTATTGATTTTATAGTACATTGTGGAGGATTACATATTTCGTCAGCTATAATTACATTTTATTAACTCAAAAGTTTTTCAATAAATTCTACACATTTTCTGCCTAAAAAAAGTCATTTCATATTTTCTCTATTTAAACTCAAAAAAGGGGATTAAACACAATTATTCAAATTATAAATCCTTTCTCTTAACATATACAATCAAATATAAACTTATACATAGTTGGACTTCTTCAATCTTTATCTTTTAATTGTTTTGGACATGTATTATAAAATCAGGTTTTTTTTTAGTAATGTATCAATATGATTTTAAAA